AAGATATTAAGAATTATGTTTTTACCAAAAGAACGGCATTAGTACCAGAGTTCGCAAAGATTTTCTGTGTAAGTTTTGCCTTTGTCTTGGATGATGGTTCAGTTAGAAAACAAACCTTCTCTGACGATGATGAATTTAAATTGTTGAAGAATGTCCAAGGATTGTTAAATAAAGTTGGGAAATTGGATTTTTGGTTATGTGGTCATAACTTAAAGAACTTTGATATTCCAATGTTGGCAAAACGTATGATTGTTAATAATCTTATGCCACCAACAATGCTACCAACCTATGATACCAAACCTTGGGACATTAAAGCAATTGACACCAAAGAAGTTTGGCAATATGGTGCATACACCTCCATTGGTTCATTGGATTTGTTATGCTCAAGTTTGGGTATTCAGACACCAAAAGATGGTGAGGTTGTTGGAGAAAAGGTTCATAATGAATATTGGGAAAAACAAAACTTAAAAGGTATTTCCGAATATTGTGAAAAAGATGTAAATGTATTAATAGAAATAATTAAAAAATTAAAAGAATTACAATGAGTTTAGACAATTTAGAAAACATTAGCGAATTCGCAATAAAACTACAACAATTACTTGACGCAAGTGAAAATGGGGAAGAAATTGATTATAACACATTATATGAAGAGTTCGGATTAAATATTGAAGACCTTGAAAATGATATGATGAATTATTCCCCCAAATTGGATTTGGGTTATGTTAAATTAAACGATGATGCGGTTGAACCAAAATATAATTATGATGGTGATTCTGGGTTTGATTTATATTCAACTGAGGATGTTACAATACCCCCATTTGGTAGAGTATTAATTCCAACTGGTTTATCTTTTGACATTAAAGATGGATATGAAATTCAAGTTAGGTCAAAGAGTGGATTGGCTCTAAACCAAGGATTGATGGTATTAAATTCTCCTGGTACTGTGGATTGTTTTTCAGAAGATATGAAAATATTAACTATTGAGGGAGAAAAAAATATTAAAGATTTAAAAATAAATGATATTGTCTTTTCATTCAATGAAAAAAGTTTGGAAATTGAAAAAGATACTATTTTTAAAATTTTTGATACCGACATACAAGATGTATTAATAATTGAAACCGAGGAAAATACTCTTGAAGTCACACCAAATACAGAAATTTATACTAATCGAGGCATTTTTTTAGCAAAAGATTTACAAGAAAATGATGAAATAATTATATTTTAGTCACCAACATACTATTTATCAATAAAGATAATAAGTATGTCAGTAAAATGTAATATATGTGGTTTTGAAAAACAATTTTCAATCGTAGAACATTTAAAATTTAACCATAATTTAAATTCAAAACAATATAAAGAATTATATCCTAATGCTTTAGTAAAATCAAAAGAGTTTTCAGAAATGAATTCATCACAAAAAAAAATAAAATGGAGTGATGATGGATATAGACAAAAAATGTCAGAGTCAAGACAGATATCTCATAATAAACCTGAGTTTAAAAAAAAGATGTCTAATATTGTAAAAAAAAGACATAATTGGGTAAAATCTGAAGATCGAATAAAAAAAATTTCAAAAACATCAAAAGAAAGATGGGAGAATGAAGAATATAGAAAAAAAACAATTAATTCGATTAAAACGGTATTATCTGATGGTAGATGTAATAAGGGATTAGAATTTAGAGAAAAGATGTCAAAAATTATATCAGAATTATATAGTTTAGGTAAAATAACCAACGAAAGTAATAAATATAAAACTGGAACATATGTTTCAAAAAATAATGAAACTTTTTTATATTCATCATCCTACGAACTTGAAAGTATGGTTTTTTTTGATTCTATTTCTTTTATTAAAAAATGGACAAATAAACATGGAATACGAATAAAATATTATTTTAATGGATTGAATAGAAATTATGTCCCAGACTTCTATATTGAATTAACTAATAATAAAACATTTGTTATTGAGATGAAAGGTTGGGAAACTGAAGAAGTTTTAGTGAAACAACAATTTGCATTAAAAGAATATCCAAACTATAAATTATTCTATTCAGTAGAGGATTTAAAAAAATTTATTTATGAAAACGACAAAGATTAAAAAAATCACAACAGAAAAAAAACAAACATTTGATATTACAATTAAGAATAATCATAATTTTTTTTGTAATGGACATTTAATTCATAATTGTAGTTATAACATAAACGATAAGGATAGAGGGTCAAATGGTTTTGGATCAACTGGGGTATGATTACAATAATATATTCAACACATAAAGACAAAGACTATAACGAAAAATTTAAGACCCATCTGATTAATTCGGTGGGTCTTAATGACGTTCAGATATTAGAATATCAAAACAACAACCAATATTCATTGACTCAAGTTTATAATAGTGGAATCACAGAATCCATTTTTGACATTGTGGTATGTTGTCATAATGATATAAAACTTGAGAAAAATTGGGGTGTAAAATTATTGGAAGATTTTAATAACAATTCTGACTTTGGTATCATAGGTAAAGCAGGGTCTTGTTATTTTCCAAAGTCTGGGGTTTATTGGGAGAGAATGCACCAAACAATGGTAGGACAAGTTTGGCATCATCCTAGTGGGCAAAAGAAGTGGATTAACAACTATTCTCCAAAGTTACCATTCTTAATTCCCGTTGTAACAATTGATGGTTTATTTATATCATTTGATAAGACAAAAATTAAACATCAGTTTGATGAAACAATTGGTAAATTCCATTTTTACGATCACGGATTTTCTGTTCCAAATTATTTGGATGGGATTAAGATTGGTGTGACATCTTCCTTTGAAATAACTCACGAATCTATTGGGCAACCGAATCAAGAATTCTTTGTCAGCAAAGATAAATTCGTTGAGAAATATGGTGATAAACTTCCATTGGATTTAAAACCAAGTGAAGTTTATGTACCTAATGTTAAGGTAAAAAATGTTAAGATTAATGGTAAGGTTGCGGTAATTATTCCAACAAAAGGTAAATTGGATTTATTGTTTCAATGTATTGAATCCTTTTATGATTATTGTGATGTGAAATTATTTGATATTTTTATTGCTGATACTGGGTCTTCTGAAGAGGAAATCAAAGTGATTGAAGAATTTGTTGATGAGGTGGGTAATATTAAATTAATCAAATATGATTACTATAACTTTGCTAAGATTAATAATGATGTTGTTAAAAATCATATTGGTAAAGAATATCAATATTTGTTGTTTTGTAATAATGATATAAAGTTATTGAGTGATGTTATAAGTGGGATGTTGGATGTGTTCAAGGAAAAACCAAAAGTTGGGACTGTGGGGTGTAGATTACATTACGAGGACAATACAATTCAATACGATGGAATAGATTTATTCTTTAAATTGTCTCAAAATAAACTATTACTTGATAGTATAAATAAAAATTCATATTACAACTTTGGTAATAACATTGAAACAAGTTTGGGTAATATTGGATTAATGATGATTAATAAAAATACATTTACACAGATTGGGATGTTTAATGAAAGTTATACTGATTTAAGTGATGTTGAATTAAACTTAAATTTTGTTATTAAAGGTTTTAATAACTATGTGTTAGGAACACATCCGGTATATATGTTTAGCACTAAAATAATTGATTCATTGTCTGATGAATTTAAAAATAATCTATTTCCATTTATCCAAAAAAATAGTAGTAAGTTAAAATCACAAATAAAACAAATTCATTAATATGATAACATTTATAATTCCATCTTTAAATAGACCAACAATAAAAAGAACTATAAACTCTTTAATAAATCAAACTTCTAATAATTGGAAAGCTATTGTGATTTACGATGGTGTTGATGGTGAGAAATTTGACGATGAAAGAATAACAACAATTAAGATTGATAAAACTGGATTGGTTGGACTTAAAAACGGTCAATCAGGTTTGGTTAGGAACGAAGGAATAAAACTTGTTAAAACGGAATGGATTGGGTTTTTAGACGATGATGATAGTCTTGAAAAAGATTATGTTGATACATTATTTAAAAAGTATTCAAAACATGATTTTGTTGTGTGGAGAATGAAATATGAAAATGGAATGGTTCTTCCTCCATTTTCAATGAATGATTTAATTTTTGCTAGAGTTGGTATTTCTTTTTGTTATAATAAAAATATATTTAAGGAGTTGTTGTTTAGTCAGAATAGAGATGGTGAAGATTTTGATTTTCTGATGGAACTTAAAAAACAATCCAATAAATTTATTATTACCCCAGAGGTAATGTACAATGTAAGACATTAATTATGAATCTTAATGAATTGTCAAAAAATATATATGTTATCAATTTGAAAGAAAGAATTGATAGAAAATTACATATTACAAATGAATTGAATAAAATTAATTGTGACA